TCCGGGCGAAGCCATTCATACCGCAGAAGGCTTCCCGCCGCGTCATACACCCCGTACCGGACGGCCCCGTTTGCGAGATCGTTTGTGCCGATTCTCTCCCGCATGGCTATTCCTCCAATGCCTTGATGTAGGCATGACTGCGAAGCCCCGGTGTAACTGTTGGGATTTTCTTATCTCCATACGCGAAATCATGATACATTATGTACCCATTTCCTGCGGCGGAAGTTACGACCGCCGCCAAGCTCCCGCACGCTGCCGCGGGCTGATATGTGTTTATGAACCAGTTGAGCGCGTGCGGCATTGTTATACACACGAAGCCAGAAGCGTCATCATCCGCAAGTACTAATTTTTGGGTGGTGTATGCGCCAGATGATGCAGCAACACACACGGATATGCCGTCCGCAAGAATCATACCAGCGGGAAATTCGTACCTTGACGCTGTTAAGCCAGATATCGTGGAGTTTGCAATAACCTGCGTAAACGTTGCACCATTATTTTCGGATTTGAAATAGGCGTATTTGCTATCCGATGAGGCCGTTATGATTGAAATGGTGTTTCCGTCTACGGCATATTCCAAAACGTCGAAAGACGTATGGCTGAAAACAGTCGTCCACGAGCTTTGGTCGAGAGGATACTGCGTTCGCTGAAGCTGTTGCCTGCGCGTAGAATTTTCGTAGTAATCATATATTCTATAAAAATACCCCGTTTCCGCATTATATTTTTTCGGCAAGTTGTTGGCACTGTATTTTGAAAATGCCCATCCGTTTAAAATAATTTCTTCTGGTTCTTCGACGAGATCAGCGCGGTATAGACATTCGTAGTCCTTAGCGTCCTGATACTCGATCGATGCAATATACTTTGATCCGTCATAAAACAGCCACACGGGAGGGGGATAACTCTCCGGTAAAAAGTCTTCCGTAGTAGATAGTACAGTGAATTTCCAGCTAACAGGATTAAGCGTATCAGTGTGCGCGCAAACGTACAAACGAGAACTATTTGCTCCGCCGGGATCTGTGACAAAACTCATATAAAAGACAAGCACATATTCCCCGTTTAAGTATTGAACCGTAGTCTGCCTTACTATACTGCTGCTAATTATGGTGAGGCCTCTATATTTTTTTCCCTTCAATGGATTTTTAGGTATAGAAATATCATTCCAAGAAACAAGGTCTGAAGAATAGTAGATTTTACCGTCCAGATAATCAGGTCTATTGCTATTCGCGCTCGTGATAAACCAATACCCATTTGCATATGAAATGCTTGGATTGTAGAGATTTGCGTTCATCAACGTGGAAACATCCCACGCAGCATCGGTCTTGCTGGATCTCAATATATTGAACAGTTCCTGGTACTGTGCGCCGGAAATGTACCTACCGTCGCACGGGAGCCATGCGTCGGAGAGGTCTGTGCGAGACGTGATAGCGATGTCGCCGACTTTGGCCGTACCCTCCGAAAGCTTGCCGAGCGCGTCGTTCACGGTCGGGTCTTCCGGGCGGGTGGCGGCGTTTGGCCAGAGCTTGGCGGCTGTTGCGTCGGACAGGAGATTTGCCTTGTTGAGGGGCGTTCCTTCGACGGTAGGCGCGTCCTCGCGCTTGAGGTATTCGTAGTGGTTCAGGCTTCCGTCGGCATTATAAATGCCGTACCGGATCGCGCCGTTGGATAAAACTTGTGTTGGCTGTCTGTCTTTCATGTCAGAAGTCCTCCTGCGGCGCATTCCGCAGCGCCGGTGTAGCGGAACGCCTTTGTGATGTTGTCGATCAGTTCCTCGCAGAGCACAAGAATGCGCTCGATATCGTTTGCGCCGGTGTAGGTCAGGCGGTTGAGGCCGGGCGCGTCCGGTGTTCCTTCGGGGTATGCCAGCGCGTCCCGGATGGACTGCACCTGCTTACGGTATGCCTCGGCCTGTGAGGCCGTTATAATGTCCGTTACGGCCCAATCGGTTTTTGCAGGCCATGCGATACTCTTGCCGCAGATCGCTCCGAGGCGGCCCGCCAGATAATTCAGGGCCGTCCCCACGCGATTGAGATCAGCGGCGTTGTACGCACCCTTCATCCCGGCCAGCCATTCCGCCTGCTCGGCTGCGGTCATGGCAGCAAAGCCCTTCGCGGCAAGCGCCTTGACGCGCTCCACGTCCGCCTGCGTCCGGTCGGTGACGAGGGTGTCAATGATGGTACTCATGCGCCAACTCCTTTCGTTACGGCATAAATTCCGCCTCCGCTGAACGTCAGTTCCATACCGGTCTGCACAGCATTTTCGTTTTGTGCGAATGCGTCGGAGATTTTGATGGTGTCACCGGTTTCGAGCGCCGGATTGCCCCGGTTTTTCACGCTGTAGATCTTTCGGCGATTATACTGCGCAAGCAGCCACGCGGCCACACTCTGATAGTTTGCAGGCGCTACACACGGGTTATTTACGCTCTTGATGTTTTTGCCGCTCCCGGCGGTGATTGTCGTATCGATATTCGCGTAGTCGCTCTTAACGTGCAGCTCTACGCAATCAACCGCTTCCGATATGGACACACCGTCATAGTTATAAAGCTCATCCGGCGTTATTTCTCCCAATACTGCGCCTGCTGAAAGCTCCGCGATGTGCAGGTTTCCGGATCGATCAAACCACGCGGAGCACATTGCGGCCTGTGCCAGAATCCGGATCGCCTCGCGTCTCGTCGTCTTCCGAGGGATCGCAGGGACTACCGTTCTTTCGTCTGCGCCGCCGCCGTAGATCACAGTGACGTCGTATCCTTCCAGTACGGACGCAACTACAGTCTGGAGCTTGCACGCGGTAGCGTTTCCGGCCTCATAGGTTGCGCGATCGAGTGTCGCAGCCATATCGTTTCCGACAAGCTGTGCCGTAACGCCGGAATCGCGCGCTGTAACGGACGTAAAAAAGAACTCGCCAACGTCTATGCTCTCTCCGTTTACAATGCATCTGGCAAGCAATTTCTGGCCATCCTGAACCACGGAGAAAACGCCGTCCGGGTTCAGAATGTTGTACCGATGATCCGCGTTGTCGAATGTAAAGGAAATCTGCCGGGACGGGAACGATTCGCAGGAAACGGATGCTTCCTCTATGATCTTCACGTCGGCCATTGTGTCGTTTTCGTAGGTTTCCGTCAGGCCGAAATCGATCTGCCGCAGCCGGGCGCGTGTCTTTGGCAGGAACGTCTTGTCAAATCGAATCGTCAGCTTTGTGTAATTTGCGGCAGTCATGCTGATGTTCTGCCGCGCCTGCGTGATCATCTTTGTTCCGGTTGCGACCGTCGATCCGTCGCTCGCATATGCGGTAATTGTGATCTGCGCCGGGTATTGGTTCATTTTTTCATCAAACAGCATCGCCCAACCAATCGTGGATACCGGCGCGGAGAATTCAAACGTAATTGTGCTTGCCATTTCGGCGCTCTCGTTTGATACTACTCCGCTCCACCAGCCAACATACTGCCCGTCAAAGCTATCGTTCGGAATATCGATTGTCCCATCCAGAACCCACCGGTTCAATTCAAGCCCAGCGAACTTCCCGGATATGGTTTCTCTGTCGCTGATCGTTTCGGCGGCGCTTGTGCCTGGTGTCGAATCAGATGCAGAGGCCGTACCGTTCTTCTTTGCCGACGGGTCAACAATGTAAAACCGGACAAGCATACCAACCTCACGCACCGGTGTAAACGGTGCGTAATTGCTCGATACCTTCTGCATCAATCCACCCCTTGCTGTGTCGCGGAGATCGTGACGCCACACCACTGCGATACGCCGTCCTCATCGTAGATGATCGCCTTGTATTCCGGCTGTTCAAAAAGGAAATCCCTTGTTTTGTCGCCGTCTACATCCGGGTATGTCACGCTCAACACATGTTTCGTGTTGATCATGCTGCGGAGTTTTCGGAGATCGGCGACAGAAAGCCAGCCCGTCGGGATTTTCAATTCATTTTTTACCCCGATGATATCCATAACCGTCTTTCCGGATGCCATTGTCGCGGTTGCGCCAATATCCTTCGGCTGAATCGTGAACACGAGATCGCGCAGAAGCGTGACCGTGTTTGTTCCGTCCGTGATTTTAATCCTACGCAAGCGATACACCCCTTTGTACGATCTCGCCCCGCAGCGGATCGAATATTGCTCTTGCTATCGTCTGTCCGTCGAGTACAAGGTTGATCTGCATTGGCGTTCCGGGCTGGTTGTTGGCAAGCAGGCCGTTCACGACGCCGACAGAGGACTTTGCCACACCGGATACAGAGAAGGACGTTGTGCCGAAAGTCATTTGATCCTCGATATTCTTCCGAACGTCAGTCATTTCGCGGTCAAACCCCTGACCAAGTCCTTCTGCCATGTAGCCGCCGATTCCGGCGAAGACCTTAGACGGGGACGCAATACCGAGGATGCTCTTGACGCCGCTCACAAGTCCATTGACCATATCGCTTACCGTCCGCTTTAGGCTCTCCCACATGTGCAGGAATCCGTTTTTGATACCATCAACGATATTCGTTCCGATGCTGCCCCAATCGTAGCCGAGGAATGTATCTACAATCGATTGGATCAGCGTTGGAATTGCCAGAATCAATTCGGGGATTGCGCTAATAAGGCCCTCAATAAGCGCCATGATGATTTGCGGCCCCGCCAAAATGATCTGCGGAAGGTTCGCAATGATCCCGTTCACAATGCCGATGATAAGCTTCGGCGCAGCTGCGACAAGCTGCGGGATGGATTTGATCAGGCCGTTGACGAGCGACATGACAAGTTTTGCGCCGGATTCAATGATTTTGGGGAAATTTGTTATAAGCGCGGTAACGAGATTCTCGATAATTTTAGGCGCAACTTCGAGCAGACGCGGGACAGCGTCAATGATCCCGTCTGCCAGAGCGAGGATGATCTCAAGCGCCGCATCTACCAAATTCCCGAGATTGCCAGGATCGGTCAGCGTTTCGGCGATTTTTATGATTGCTTCTGTTGCCGCCGGGATCAGCTCCGGGAGCGCGTCTGCGATGCCCTGCACCAGCGAGGCGATCACATCGATTCCGGTTTGTACGATCTCCGGCAGCAGCTCCAGCAGCGCCGGAACGAGAATTCCAATGGCGGTCGGCGCGATATCGCCCAGAACGGTAAGGATTTCCGGGAGCGCGGACATAAGCCCGGTGACCAGATTTGACGCGCCCTCGATAAGCGAGGGGAGGGTGGATCCGAGTATGCCCGGCAGCTGCGTGCTTACGGTGCCCATCAGCGCAGAAACCGCCTCCACGATACGCGGCAGTAATTCCTGAATACGCGGAATTAGGTTGTTTCCTGCGACAACAACGGAATCTATAAAGTTCCCGACGAGGGTCCCGAGATCCTGATTCGGGTCTGCGAGTCCGGTCACAAGGTTCTGCAACGCGGCTTTTACCATGCCGAACGAGCCTTGAATCGTGGACGCGGCTTCTTTTGCAGTCGTGCCGGTGATGCCCATTTCGGTCTGCACGACATGGATCGCGTCCACGATATCCGCATAGCTGGAAATGTCGTACTTGATGCCGGAGATTTTCTCCGCGTCTTCAAGCAGCCGCTGCATTTCGGCCTGCGTACCGCCGTAGCCGAGCTTCAGGTTATCGAGCATGGTGTAATTTGCTTTTGCGAACCCCTGATATGCGTTCTGGATTGATGTCATGTCCGTGCCCATTTTGTTCGCGTTGTCGGACATATCAGTCAGCGCCAGGTTTGCTTTTTCTGCCGCTGCACTGGTATCCCCATCGAGAGACTGCAGCAGGGATGCAGAAAAGCTTGTCACCGTCTCCATGTACTCATTCGCAGACAGCCCAGCGGTTTTGTACGCGTTGTTTGCGTACTCCATAACTTTATCTTGGCTATCCTTAAAAAGCGTCTCTACGCCGCCGACAAGCTGCTCGTAGTCCGCATATGCTTGGATTGCCTTTGTTCCAATCGTGCCGATTGCCGTCGCCGCTGCCGTCACGCCGACTACCGCAGCCTTGCCGACAGTGGCAAGGCCGTTTTTAATCTTCTCGCCGAGGCCGGATGTTTTCTTCCCGGTTTCGTCGATGCCCTTGTCCGCTTCAGACGTGTCCGCGCCGATTTTTACAAAAAGTTCAAATAGATTCATGCTTCACCACCAATCCGCACCGCTTAACAACCTCGGCGGTGATCTCTTCGCAGGTTCGGTTGTCCTGCGGCTTCGGGTCTATCAGATCGGAATATTTTGCCTGCACAAAGCTGCCGCCCGCGAATTTCGCTGTGTTTTCCGTCATTGTGCGCAAACACTCCGCCGTATAAATACGGAAGGCTGATTCTTCCTGCTGCCGCTTTACCAAAATCGGCAAAAGGCGAATCAGCCCTCCCGCGCTTATCTTTGGAGCTGCCAGAAGCGCAAGCGTTACGCTTTCGCCTCCGACGCGCACGATTTGAAAAAATTCTGCATATCCTTGTCCTTGACGATCTCCTGAATCTGCCACATGGTTTTTAGGACGCTCTGCTTTTTGATCGCCTCAACAGTCGTTTCGTTGATCGCAGCCAGAATACCAAGCGTATCTTCCCGGTGCTTTTTCAGAATCAGAGGAATCCACTGACCGATCTTCTGCGCACCGATCGCGTACCGTTCTCCCGCCGTCTGCGGCTTCTCCGCGTCGATCTGTGCTTTCAGACTCTCCCGCAGCTCATCGTCGGTCAGGATGTTGAGCGCGCACACGCTGACCTCGCAAAGAACGTCAGCCGCCCTATCCGTGCTAAGTTCCGAAAATTTCATACTTTCTTCTCCTTACATTTCAGCCGTACCGGCTTTGATATAAACCTCATATGGCACAACGTCCTGCTTTGACATCGAATAGTGCGCCGTGTACTCAAACGCCATCTGCCCCTTGCCCTTGTCGGCGGTTTTCAGCTGGAATCCGCCGGTCGATAGCGCGTTCATAAGACGAATAGCAATGAAACCACCGTTTGTCGCACCGTTCTTGTCGGAATAATCACCCACAAGCCAGATGTCCGCAAAGTCAGTCGGTGAAAGATCGCGCCGAGGAACAACCTTTGTCGTATCTGTGCCGTCGATGTCAGCCGCCGCCATAAGAGATTTCGCGGAGGCAGTCGTAGCCGTTACATATGTACCGGAAAGTTTCACTTCGACATCGTCCATCCGCTTCATTTCCATTGTGTTCTTTGGGCAATTATCCACATCCGAGCCGTAGTCAGAATACGTCGGTGTCGCGGAAAATGTAACGCCTCCGGTAGTTGCGCCGATCTGGTTCTCCGGTTCAAACGTTCCGGTTGCAGGCGTAAATTCGCTCAAAACAACGCCAGCATTGATTTGCAGCTGCTTAAACGTATCCGCCGGAATTTTTGTAAATTTCGCCATGAAATCAGTCCTTTCAGTTCGCGGTAATGTATTCGATTGTGACGTTCAAATACCGCCGCTTGATATTTGCATCAGAATCGTCCCGGACGTTCTGGCACCACGGAGATCCGCGCTTGATCCAGATTGCGCCGTCGTCACACGGCACAAACACGCCGCCCAAGCCGATAGCGTCCGAGATTTCCTGCGCTTTCGCGTTTGGTTCTGCTTCCTGCGTTGTGTAGTACCAGAGATTCACTGTCAGGCCGATTTCCCCGCTGTCCCACGCGCCGGTAATCAGCTCATAGGTCAGCCACGGAAAAACGGCATCGTCCGGGACACTTGATGTGGGGTATGCCGTGAGAAATTGCGAGAACCACGCATGCAATGCTTTGTCTTTCGTCATGTTGGCAGCGCTTTCTTTTCTGCAGTGAAGTATTTCAGATCGAAGCTTGCGGACTTCGGTGTTTGCTTGTCCTTTGGCTCGGACGTGACGCGGTACGTCTCGCCGGTCGCCTTGTCGCGGAAGAAGTCGTTATAATCGATTGGTACGGCTTTTTGCACAAGCACCGAGTAAACGCTTGTCACGCCCTCCTTCTCCGCTCTGCGAGCCTCCATGGACGTATCGAGCATCTGGTAATTTGCGAATTCCGCCCCGTCCGTCCATATCGTGACGTAACCGCCCGCTCCGTCCGGCGTCCGGCTTTTTTCGAGCAGTACGCACGGGCGGGCAAAATCATCAAGTAAACTCATATCAGATCTTCCTCCACTGGTTCATGCGCGATTTGAACGTCGTCTGCCATGTCACGGCCCCGCTCGCGGACGTGCTTCCGCTCGATCCCTTCGAGTAGCTATACCCGCCGAAGCTTTCCGATGTGAACGGGCTTGCTGCCGCGTCCCCGTTTTTCTCTTGCCATGCTCTGATCTCAGCTTCGAGGGCGAGGACAGCGGATGGGACGGCCATCGGCCAGACAGATCCATCAAAGGTCTCATCGGCCATCCCGTAATCCGGGTATTGGTGAACTCCGTCGTTGAAAACAGAGCCGACAATCCGGAAGAATTGCCCTTCTTGCAGGAACGGAAGCGCAATGCTGCCGTTTTCTACTGTGTACGTTCCGCTGATCCGATCCGTTTCAAACCAGTTCCGCAGAACCCCGCACAATTCGGTTAGCATTGCGCTGCCGCCTCCTTACTTCGCCGTTACCGTCGCGTTTCCGGCCTTCTGCGCTTTATAGGTCGCGTCAGCCTCAACGACTGTGATCTTCTTGCCCGTCGCTGCCGTGACATCGGACTTGCCGTCCCACGTCGGCCACGTTCTGACGTTCTGGCCGTAGGTGACAGTCTCAGCCGAATCGCCTACCTTGTACTTGTAGACGTTGCCGCTTGCTTCCTTCGCGGGCGTTACCGTGATCTTCGTGTCACCTGTCGCCGTGCCCGCCGCAGAGGTAACCGTCAGCGTGCCGAGCGACGGGGTCTCGTCAATGTCAGCAACGGCAATGCCGTCCTGATACTCCGCGAACAGGGTCATGCCCATGATCGCAAAGGACTCGGAGACCGCAGTGGAGTAGTTGCCCTGCACATGGAAACCGACAAGGTTGGTTTCTCCGTCGGTTCTGTAGTCGAGACCGGCACGGGCGAAATCGCTGTCAGCTGGGTCAATGTAGTACAGGACAATGTTCTCGACCGGAGTCGCAATAACACGACCGCGTTTGATCTCATCGTCAGACAGCAGGAACACGGTGCTATAGCCCATGAAGTTCTTGATGTACTGGAAGCCGAATTCAGTCTGGATGGTGATATCGGCGCCGCCGAGGTAATCGTACAGATCCATCACGTTCACGAAGCCAACAACGTTGGTCGCGGTGCGGTGCATCTGCTTGAACTTGTTGATAACAGCGCCCTTCGCCATTGCAAGCGCGCGCTGCCAGTTGGTTTCGCTGACGGTCAGCAGGCCGGTATTCAGATAATCGTAGAACCGATTGGTGACATTGGTCTGCAGCTCATACAGGAATGCCTCGTCGGTCAGGGCGACGGCAACGTCATAGCCGTATTCCTTGATCGCCTCGATGGAAACAGCCTTTGCGTACTTCTCGACGTTGATGTTGGCGTAGTCCTTTTCAATGACAGTCGCTTTGGAGTAGGGAATCTCTTCACCCTCGCCGACGCTCTGCGCGAGCGTCACGCTTGCAGTCTTGGATTTCAGGACGGTTCCCGGCTGCTTTTTGATGGGGCGCATAATGCCGAGAATGTCGCGCAGGTGCTGCCAGTTCCGCGCAAAGCGGGTTACAAAATCGATTTCACGAGCGGTTACCTGAACGTCGCTCGTCATGGTCAGGTTGTTTTTTGCTGCCATATTATTCTTCCTTTCCGAACAAATTGAGATTTGCGGCAATTGCTGCCTGCCGTTCAGACGCGTCCCTGATTTTGAAGATGTCGTCCCGGCTCATAGCGCCGCCGTTGTTTGCGGGCGGATCTTTGGTGTCCGCGCCCTTCTGTTTCGTGGTAACAACGAAATCTGCCCACTCTTCCTTGATGGACTTCTTCAAATCATCGGCGTTCTTGATCTTTCCGTCTTCCAATTCAACCGAAGAAAGATCGGTGACCTTCAAAACCGAATCAATTCGTTTTTCGCTGATACCCACAGACTTCAAAAGTTCCCGATACGCGGTTTCCTTCGCGGACTTGGTTTCCTTCTGCATCTGTTCTCTTTTGTAGTCGTCAAATTCCTTTTTGACCTTGTCGTGCTTATCCTTCCAGCCATCGTCGCCTTTGGCTTTCAGGTTTTCAAGCTCCGCCTGTACTCCGGGGAGCTTTTCGGCGTCTGCCTTATACCGTGCAAGGTCGCTTTTCAGCCCGTCTACGGTATCGGTGTGCGCCTCAATGATCGTATCCATCTGCTCTTCTGTCAGCCCCATGCCCTTCAGGAGCTTGCGCGTCAGTGCCATGTCCTATCTTCCTTTCCCTTGTCGGCGGTGCTTTGCCGCGACAGAACAAAAAATGTGGCAACAGTCATTTCCTTGCTGTTACCACACTTATACCGTATATTTATGGCTCTGGGACGCAATCTTTATCCGTTTTTCATCTCATCTTCGACGATTTTCCGGTACTGCGCCGCATAGTTCGCCGCTGCGGGCTTCAAATATGGCTGCGCTTTATTGCCCGCCGTCCAGTGCCAGTCCCCCTTTGCGTCCTGATACGCCCACGGCGTAGGTCTTCCGCCCGGATAATACTTACCGGTTCCGAGTTCGACGTATGCGGCATATTCCGTGTCACTTCCGATGTATGAAGCCGGTTCCCCTTCATCTACGCGGTGCGTGATACTGTTCCTCAGATTGCCGGTGTCCACCGGGCAAAGCCGCTTCGCGTACTTTTCAGCCGTCATGCCGATCTTTTCGAGGGCGCGAATCAGCGCGTCGTGCATAGCGGATTTCACTTCTTCGGAATTGTCGATAAATTCAACGTTCATCGCCGATCACCTTCAAACACCGTTTCCATTCGCGTTTCTTTTCGGATTCTGGTTTCTGCTCAATGAGTGTGCATATAAGCGTACTCCATCGTTTTAGGTTCTCGCTGTTCGCATCTTTGTTTTCCAAAAACGCTAAAGTCTGCTTCATGGGGAGCAATTCCGCTCGCGTAATAAACGATTTCACAAAATCCCGAGAACATCCAAGCTTTTCACATTTTGCGAACACGGCTCCAAGGTCTCCATTCTCTTGCAAAGCGTGTTTTTCGCGCAACTTTTTTGCGTACTCACTCAACGTCCATCACCATCCTTATGTAATAATGGTATTCGCCCATGATTTCGTCCTCGCGGACTTCCTTAATCGTAAATGTTGATCCGCGCTTAAGTAAAAATTCGTACTCAGTATCTTGGAACTGCCCAGCAAGCTGATTGACATATGCTCCGCGACCCGTTCCAGCGGGAATTTCGATATCAAGGATTGTCGGTTTTGCAGTTGCAACACCATTGTTTCGGACAGCCGTCGTGCTGGAATACGCCGATTCTCGAAATTTTTTTCCTATGAGTTCACTCAAACTATCCTGAACGTCATTATCTTCCACGAGCCTATCAACAACGTCGTTCATCACGCCGCGCTGGACACGAATATTATCTTTTAACTCATATCGGCTTATTGCGCTATCAAGCCCTTTTATTTGCTGTTTAACAAATTCAGCATTGATATTTTCCCAATCGCCAGTTTTGCGCAAATATGAGTTTATGTCGTAATACCCGCCGCCGGTATAATCGCCGATAGCGTAATCTTCATCTTCCGTCAAAGACTTTTGCCATTGCGCATGCTTGCTGCGCTTCTTCGCAAGCAGCCCACGTTCATCTCCGTCATAATAGAAGAAATTATTTGCCGCATCGCCGGTGTCAAACTGTCTGTATGTTTTTATTATAGCAGATTCCTCGCCATCTGCAACTTTATTTGTCCCTTGCTTCCACCCCGCCCATTCTGCATATGTCATGTTTTCAATCAGATCATTTTCCCCTGTCTCAGGATTTCTGGCGCGGCGCTGTCCTTTGGAAGTGTCAATTCCCTCTATCACAGATACCAGCGTGCAGCGGCAGTTATAGATTTCGGACGGTGGGCCGTTCGGGTCACCTGGGTAGCGGCAGCCGTTGGAGAACTTTTTGTCGTTGTCCACGATCTCGCCGTCGAGCATGGCGTGGGAGTGGCGGGTTCTTCCGTCGAGCGTCGCCATCCATTGTTTTCTGCACTTGATTCCCATTTTCTCGGCAGCATAATAGGAATCCAGCCGCCCGGCGTTCTGTGCGCCGGTGACGGCTGTGCGGGCCGTCCGGATGGCGCTGTCGCGGTTCATGGTGGTAATGCGGCTTTGCAGATCATCCGCCATGCCTTTGATGCTCCGGCCCTGCAAGATGGAGCTGGTGACACTGGCCGTGATCTGCTTTTTCCCGTATGCAAGATCAATCCCACGTTTGAGTGCTCGCTTCTCCGGGTATGATGGCATAAGGCCCGGCTGCTCGGCAATCAGGCGCTTCACAACCCGCTCATCCCAGAGATCGAATCCAACGTCCCCCGCCACCTGCTCGATCATATAGGCTGCTAGGTTCCTGTTCAGGCTGTAAATCCCCGGCGTTGCGTCGTTGATATAGGCGATTGCGGTTGCGTTTGCATTCGTCATTCGCTCTGCGACTTTATCCCTTAGCGCTTCAAACCGCTTCCCGCGTCCAATCTGAGCAGCACGCCACAGTTTGTATTGATCCTCCGAGATCTCCCCAGCATCCATGCGTGCCTTTTCCACCGCGTCACGCGCTGCAAATTTACCGAAGTAATCCCTGATCGTATCCGTCAGATCGTTATACGCTTCCCTGTATATCGCAGCAATCCGCTTTTCAAGCTTTGCGAGCTCTGCGTCTGTCATTTTCTGCCCGGCGGTGTTGCTTGTGCTCATACATTTCTATCCGCCCCGCCAAGCACGGCGCAGACGAGCGTGACGATGATGGTCTTGGTGTCCATGGTGTTCTCCCTTCTTCTCGTAAATTACGCCTGTTCCTGCCAACCAGCCGGATATTCCGCTGGTGAAAATACATTCCCGTCAATCAAGCTGATGTAATGCTTGCCTTCAAACGTCACCTTGTCACCCTTATTGTAGGCATCATGCGCACCCGTAGGTTGCACAAATTCCGGCCATTCCTCTAGTGAAACGATCACAAACAGTGCCGGTGTAATATCCGGTGTCCAGTCTGCCTGTGAGGTATGCGCCTGCACCACGCGATATAATACGCCATTGTATTGCAGCCGATCATCGACCGCGTAAGAATGGCCTGTCACCCACTGTGGGAATAACTCTACTGCTTGCAGTGCATCCTCATCGGGTAAGCTAATAGACGCTTTTTCAATATAGGGTCTCAATGCTCTGGCTCTTTCTGTGTAACTCATCAATCTGTCTCCCCAAGTAAAATTTTCGCCGCTGTTTCTGCATCTGTGAGTGGCAGTGCCGCGCCCATTTCCTCATAGCTGCCTTCTGGCTCAGTACCTTTCAGCGTATGGTCTGTGAGATGAAACACCATGTCAGAAAGCACCTGATGTTCAGTTCCTTCTCTATCTGTAATAATCACAGCCATCTTAGCGCAAAATCCTTCTGCTTGATCTTCCTTGCACGGGACATAACAACCGTTGCCGTGTAGTCGAATGGGCACAATACTGTCTGCATACCCGGCAAACGCGCCGTCCTGTTTTACTGCATACATGGCGTCCCTCCAAATTTCTCTTGATAGATTTTCTCCAATCGCTCTGTACTTGCGGTTCTCAACCGATTTTTCCAGTAGCCGTTTTCCTGCCCCGGCCATTTTTCATCCGTAAAGTCTTCGCCGCAGCCGTTTTTTTCATACCAGCGATAAAGGCGTTCAAGCATTTCCTGCCGCATCGCGCCCTCTGGTGTATTCTGCCTAAAATGCTCCCATCCGTTTTCGGATGTCGCAGCGCATATCCGCCTGCCATCTGCTGCAAACAGGAACCCTTCAATCTCCGATACCGCAGTTCCATATCGGAGATTAAATTCTCCATCGATGCCATTCCCGCGGAAACGCTTATACACGATATACTCCATGCGCTTTTCCCTCATACGCAAAAGCCGGGTGGGAAGCCGAAGGAAGCGCGCGCGGTTCGGTCTTCGACTGTCCCGTTGGTGTTCACATTCTCGAAACCGTCGGAGCTGCTCGCAAGCGGAGAACGGAGCCACCAACGAGCGGCGGTGCTCGTTCCGTTGTGCTTGTACTTTACCTTGCTGTTTCCAGCGGAATAATAGGCGTACTGCGCTTGCTTACTCGCCTCGTTCGAGTTTGCTCTCGAAATGCTCCCGAAAACCTCAAACTCCGAGAGGAGGAAAAAGTAATCCTTTGTCGCCGTGACCGCACTCGCGGATGTGCTATTATTTCCCGTATTGTCCGTGTACTTGGTAACGGACTTTAGGACTGCACGGAGCGCCGCCGGAATGACTGCGATAATCGTTCCGGAATAGCTCGAGAGGCTTGTCCCGCAAATATTTGTACGCATTTGCGAGCTCGCCCATCCGCCGGAGTTCGTTGCACTACTGTTCATAGAGAAATAGCCGGTTGTCGAAACGGGCGAGGTATAGTAACTGTCGCAGAAACACACGTCCGTACCGCCGGAGAGCGCCGTTTTGCCTAACTGGAAATGAATACGGTTTTCCCCTTCTAGGCTCGCATTATGGTTGAATCCAATGACAAATGCGTATATTGTGTAATTAGATAGTGTAAGATGTCCAACCGTGCCGTTTAGCGTTACCGCCTTTCGGTCGCCAATGCTCCAATAGTTCGCGCCCTGTCCCGCGTCGGATATATTTTTTATTGTTTCCCAAGTATTTTTATTCAGTGTCGGATATACAAAATTAAGCGACACCGCGTAGCTGTCCGTGATAGCTACGGCTTTTGTGTCAGATGTTTTCCCGTCCAGCGTAGCGGATACTCTCCATGTGCCGATCTCCGGAACGGTAAGCGTACAAACTCCGGTGCTGTCAGATGTTCCGGTTATCGTTTTGGAGCCGTTTGTCGCCGTGACCGTCGCACCGGCAGATACTGTTACGATCAGCTGCAGAGCGATTCCGGTCTGAATCGTACCGATTACTGCGGCAAGCCCTTCGATGGTCTGTGCCGCAGGGGCTGTGCCTCCTTTGGCCTCCACTGCGTCATACGCCGCGCCGACTGCCGTGATAATGCGGTCGATCTCTGTCTGTACGCTCATGTCTGTTCCTCCTTTAAATCGCGGCGAGAGCCGTTTCGATCGCGTCTGTCAGCGATACCGTGCCGCCGGAGGTGTAGCCCGCCGGGATATCGGCGCTGGTCTGCGTGAGGCCGTCGATGGTCTTTGCGATCGCGCCGTTGTTGGCCATGGTGCCCTCGACCTTGCTGCCGTCGGCCAGCACGATAAACTTTCCGTCCAGCACGTCAGCAGCTCCGGCAGTCACGCCGGAAACGTCCTTGTATTTGTCCGGGATCGCGCCGACCGTGACCTTGCCGAGGACTTTGCCCTTGGTGGGCGTGATGTCCTGCGCGGCCTCGGTAGGCGTGGCGGACTTGGTTTCCAGCGCAATGGCTACCTTGCCCGCGCCGGAGTGCTTGCCCGCCGGGACGGTGTATTCCTGATTGCCGGTCGTAGCGTCCAGAACCTTTTCGACCGCGCCGTTGTCCGGCATGGTGCCTGCCTGCGTTACGCCGTCCGCGTCGATAAAGACCTTATTCGCCAGCACGTCGCCGGGTGCGGCGGTCGTGGCGGACACGTCCTGATAGTTTTCCGGGATCGCGCCGACGGTCACGCCGGACAGGCCGTAATAGCCCTGATCTGGTGTGACGGACTGCTGCTCCTTCGTCGGCGTGACGGATTTGGCCTGCAGGTTGTAGTTGCCGCCGCCGGAGACGCCCTTGACCGTGCCGGAGCCGTTGTGATAGCCCGCGGGGATGGTGTAGGACTCACCCTCCTTGACGTTGGCGTCAACCGCGCCCTGATTTTTGATGGCCGATGCCTTGTCGGCCAGCGCGTCGAGCTTGTCCGTGCTCGCGGCAAGGCCGAGGCCGACGAGCCATGTGCGCAGCTTGTTCCGCGCGGTCTGCAATCTTGTAATTTCAGTCTGTGTGCTCATAAAATCACTCCTTTAGATGGTCGCCAGCAGGGCGTTGATATTGCCGACCTCCGTGTACACGGCGGCGGACGTTACGGGCTTGGTGTTGTCCTTTTCGACTGCATCCGCCGTATCGACGGACAGGGTGTTCGTTTCGGCATCCAGCTTCAGGCCGGGGCCGATGTTGTAGCCGCCGCCGGAGCCGCCGCCAGCACGCACGGAAACGTTAAAGGAAACGTCAACCGGATCGCGGTTCTTGAGTTCAAATTCAATTCCGCCCATCACAACACCGCCTTTGAAAGCGCGTGCGCAACGTCGATCTGCTTGATCTCCGAGCCAATCACGTCACCACTCTTGAATTTCACGCGAATCTGCATCGGGCAGACCTTCGGCAGGCGGAATGTTTCTTCCTGCGCCAGCGGGAAATAGAATTTCCCGTCCGCGTATGTGATCTGGCCTGGGTAATACTTCTGCAAATACAGAAGCGTCATTTCGATCTTCTCAATATCGTCGATCTCGACAGCCTGCCCGTTGTTCTTGACCGTGACGGCCAGACTGTACGCATCGCCCTGTACCATGCCGCTCATACGTCTATTCCTCCATATCTTTCGTGGAATATCGCTCTAATTCTTCCGCGCTTTTCCTCTTCAAAATGTTTGCGATTTCCTCCTGCGTAAGCCACGGCAGCTTGCTCAGAATCGTTTCGTCGTCAAGGTAGCTCGCGGCAAGCAGCACCATCTGCGTCTGTTCTAACTGATTTGTTATTTTGGATCGCATAAAGGATGGCTCGTCATCAATACCAACGATCTTAAACAACGCCTGCAGGAACTCGATCACGCAGTATTCAAATTGATCCACCTTGTTGTCCATCGGCTGATACGCCGCCATGATCTCCGTCGCCGTCTTCTGCCCCGCCTGCACTTTTGCCACATCAAGCATTTGCGCGTCACGGTACAGATCGTCGCTGATTCTGGAAAGAAGCGCTTCCCGAGCTTCAACCGGGATTGTGAGCGTATGAGCCTCTGCCTTCGCGCCGTCGTCGTCCACAAGACCTACACCAATTCTCCGCATGGACTCTTTGAACCGTGCCATATCGATCTCGTCCATTCCGCCAGCGTTCGAGATCGTCCAGTAAATGATCGACGCCTCATCAACTGTATTCGCAAAGCCTGACTTAATGAGATCGTAGCAGTCTATCGCCTCGCGTTGGCCGACAAGCTCTGACTGCCTTGCGCGGTTGCCGTAGAGCGGAATAATCGGGAAGCCAGGATAGTTTTGATATGCAAGGATCTCTGTACCGTCCGCTTCGGAACTTGCCTCGACAGATACATATCCGCGCTTCGCCTCTAGGATCTCCATGTTTTTTCCGCTTCTGCGGATGAACTGTGTAAAGCCGTCCGGCTCGTAGAGTGTTGCGCGAAGCGGCTTCGTATCGGATACCTGCCAGAATCTAATCCCGGAGCGCAACGCACCGTTTTCCTCATCGAGAAGCGGAACGAACTCTGTTACATCGAAAACCTCAAGATGATCGAGATTCCAGAAGCCATACGATACGCCTCCAACAAGGGCCGCATGCGCTGCGTCCTGCAGCCGAACGTCGAACGATGCGCCGAGTTTTTCTTTGTTCGCGGCTTCTTTCAGCGTCACGCCGTTCCCGAGCAGATACTGCGTTTCCTGCGTGATGAAACTTGCAAAGAAATTGCTCCGAAGCTTATAGTTCGGACTGTAGTTGTCCGGAATGACTTTCCCGTTGAGTGTATAAAGCAGCTTTTGAAAATTTGCAATCGTCACATTCCTGTGCGCGTCATACTCCTTCGCAATAACCGCCTGTTTGTATAAATCCGAGTCTTTGTGATTATTTATCGCGGACAGAACAAATTCCATCCGTTCCCGGTCAGACTTTTCCGCAACCTCTAAAAAATCCTGATATGTTTTCATCTTTTACCTCACCGCGCCAGCTCCGGCACAAATCTGTGTTCTTTGAAGTGCTTTTTCAAGACCGTCATCACCATGTACCTGATTTCGTCCATAGCGTGGTCGTTTTCCTTCACGACGCGGTCAGATTCTGCTTTTTCGTCCCACCTGTAAAGCCCAAATTCGCGGATGGTGTCTTTACAGCCTGCATGAATCTTGATTCTTCCATCTCGCAGGAAATCGGACGTTGTGCGGATCCCGTTCAAAACGTCGTTGTCCGCGTGCCGGACTTTAAATCCGCTCCTTCTGCGCAGCGCTTCAATGAACGACGCGGCAGACGGATCCACGACAACGGCCCTGATTGGCTTATCTCCTGCAAGCCGTTCTACCATGTCGCAGTATTCCTCATCTGTTTTCTGCTTCTTTTCCTCGCGGCCGCTGTAATAGATCTCCGCAATTCTGACTGCACATTTCTTCCCAACGCACCATAACCCGGCAGAAAACGGGTTCAGCGTGCCATAGTCTATAGATATATAATAATCTCCGGTGTCCGGGGTATCCTGCGTGATGCAGCCATCTCCAAACATCGGATATACCAGTCCTTCGGCACGTACCCAGAGGCCGAGAATGTAGCGGTCGTAATAAACCGTCCCTTCGTATTCTTTTTTCAGATTTTCTTTAAAAGATTCCGGCAGGAACGGATTGTCGTCTATCGTGTATGTCTGGCTGAAAATGTCCGCGTTGCTATCGAGGAATTTTTTCAGCCAGTGGTCAGGATATTGCGGATTGAACGTCCCATCAAAACAGGAGTATTCCTTATCAAGACGGCTTTTTAGCAGCGCGAAGACTTCTTCCGACCAATCAGCTACTTCGTCCCCATAGCAATATTTAATCGACGCACCGCGGATCTTTGACACCTGAGAAACCTTTTCCGCACCGAGGCAATAGCACTTTTCCCCGAAAATCCATGCTGTGTTATCACTGGAAATCGTGCCGACAAGCATATCGCCGTACAGATTCCGCATCGGCTCCAGCACATTTCGCTCAATCGTGGATTTTGTTACGCCGAGAATGACGGCCAGACCATCTTTTCCGATTCGCTCACGAATCCGGATCGGTATGATCCATCGAAAATCGAGGTAAGTCTTCCCGCTTCTGGTGGCTCCGCCCTTGAAGTTCCATCGATGCGTCCCGTATTTTACAAATTCACGTTGTTTCGGACTTAACAGCATCTTGGAACTCCTTCAGCATCGAATCAAGCTTCTCCATTGTCGTCCTGTTGCGGTCGGAAGCTGCTGCGTAGCGTTTCATAAGGCTGTCACCAGCTTTCAGCCGGTCGGATAGCGATGCGTCCATGCCGAACTGGTCTTTGACCTCCCCGCGCATGACCGCAGTGTAAAATTTCAGAATTTCGTTTGAATCCGCGACCTGCGCAGCCTCTTGTTCGTCCAGCCTGCGCTTTATATACGCAGAAATAGCTGGTTTTGATAGGTTTTCTGCCGCAATCACTCTGCATGATGTTTCTTTGTACCCGGCCTTTTTCGCTGCTTCTGTCGCGTTCCCGGATTTCAGATATTCTTCGCAGAATCGTCTCTGCTTCGGCGTAAGCTTTTCATCCGCCATCGCTGTAAAGTCCGGCCAGCAGCTTCACCACATCCGCAATCTGGTACGTTTCCAGCAGAATGACGTTCTTCGGCTTTTCATCAGGTCGGTATTCGTAAACCATGTATTTCGTCACCATCCTGTCATTTTTCGCGGAATAGGTCTGCATTTGATTGATTTTTATTTTGGTTCCGTTGTACAAGAGCGCTGTTTGCAGCTTGTGTGCAAGGGCGCGCAAACTTGCCATAGCCGCTCCTTTCTGCCTCATTCTTTCGTTCTCGTGTCTCCGTGTGTGAATAAATATATTTATTCACACACGGAGACACGAGAACAGGAGGAGGAGGTTTCCGCAGAACGCTGCGGTGCCGATGAAGAAGGGCGTAGAGTTGATCTCTATGCCCTTATAGTAAATGTTAAATTTGGCTCTGGGACGCAGACTTTTTCATAAAAGCCCTCTTTTTTGCCCCACAAGGCGAATAAATTGCCTGTGCCACTCCTGCGCGGTGCGTTCGGACACATAAACCGCCATCGCAGCGCCCTGTAAGGTGTGCGTCCGCTTCCAAAGAACCAAGTCTATGAGCCGCAGCCGCTCCACGCCGTCAGCGAGCCGTTCCGTCTCTGCGATTGCATCCTCAACGGCAGCGCGCTCGGCCCTCGTCATCAGCCCGCCGCCCTTATAGCTGCGAATCATCCATTTCGCATAGGCCCACCAGCCGTATCGCGGCGTGCTCATCAGTAATGTTGCCTCCCTTCGCGCTTTGCGCGGTTCGCATCGTGCAGCGTCCGCATACAGCCCCGTACAGGCCGCATTTCCGGGTATACCGGGATTGATCGTGTAATCAGGATCTGCACGCGCTCCGCCCGGCCCATCACAGCTTCCCCATGTGCCGCCCAGGCGCACGCTTCGCTGCAAAAATTGTATTTTTCCTTGTACTTCGACGGTGCGCGCATAAACGTTTTCCCGCAGGCATCGCACATCAGCTGCATCGGCGGTCTTGGTGGCTTTCGCTGCGTCTTGCTCAAAGCTTTACCCCCCTTATGTACTTGTCGAGATACGTCACGGCGACAGCCATCGCCGCCCACATATCCGCAGAGAAGCCGGAGAAGAAACCGGGGTCTTTCTTCGTGCCCTTGCCGAAGTTCGGCTGACCGGGCGCATAGCGGTCAACGAGGGCCTGCCGGATGTTTGCATCTTTGGCAGATAGCGAGCCGCACAGATCCAGCTTTTCTTCCCGGCGGTATATCCGCGTCGGTTCATGCCCGTCTGTATCCAACGCAATTTCCCAGAACCGTCCAATCCATACGCACGTATCAAAAACTTCTTGGCCTACTGTCATACCCATACCGGCGATCATTTCAATTGCCACGTCCGCACAGTTCTTATGAATCTTCCATGCTAGTTCGGCTATCAGTTTTAAATTTTCAATTTTCCCGGCCTCCAGCACGCGGCGAATTTCTTCGCCGTCGTGCTCAACGATGACATATCCAGATTTGGTATTGCCGGGGTCAATCGCTAGAATCGTTCCCATCGAATACCTCCCCTCTCACAGCATGAAGAAAAGTCTCCAAAGTATCGGATGCCTTTTGATCTTCTCATAAAGCATCAAAGCAGCTTCCGCATTCACATTTTCCCAATTTCCGGTGTCTATGATGTATCCACCATCTGGGATTAAAAGCCGCTGCATCAAAATCGAAAAATCAAATCCATCCAGCCATCCTTGAGATTTTGCCTTTTCAAGAATGTCGTTTATCCTGTCGATATTTCGTTCTTCCATTATTTTCCCTCCATTTCCTCCATCGCCCGCTCGGCCTTGTCGGCCTCCAATTTGCCTTTGTGTTTCTTCACGAGCTCCTTCGCGAGGTTCAAACCGACTGCAGTATAGTCAAATTCGGAGTCCCCGATAGCCGGTTCAACGCATCCTTCCGTCCCGCCATATGTGCCATGATGCTGTGCGAAGTCACTTCCGTCCGGGAAACGCACTGCATAGCCGTCGTGCAGGCGCTCTATCGTGCATTTGATTCCAAGATCGACGCAAAAATGGTACAACGCGCATATTTCGGTGTATTTTACTGGAAAATCTAACATTCTTTCCTCATTTACCCTCCTGTTCCATGCCTCAACGGCTTGTTCTTCCGTGTCGTAAATATACACACCACCCAAAATCCCGCCATCGCACTCATAGCTTGCAATCGGGCATTCCGGGTTGTCCTCGTGAGCATGGTGAAGCATAAAGCCAAGCCCACTATAGGGACGTTCTCTATATGACTCATCATGCAGATTTCCTTCGTCATCGCACAGAACAAGGCTAATTTCACCGCCACAGAACGGGCACGGTTTCAGTTCAGCCATCCTTCTTGCCCTCCTTTATCCACGTTGGCTTGTTCTCCGTCGATGTTGCCAGTGTATACGTTTTCTGGGATGGGCACTCACTGCAAGCCCCAGCGCAGCACTTCCAGTCTCCACCGCAAGGGCGAATCTCCATAGTTCCCGTCATGCCTTGTCCTCCATCTCAAAGTAAAACGTGATCGGTTTCTCATGCTCAATGACATTCCCATAAACGACCCCTACTTTGTAGATGTGGTTTTCTCGGAGCTTTCTGGGAATTTCCGCGATATAGCGCCGGAACGTTTCCAGAGAATTTGCCCGCTTGTAGTGGTTGCACATTCGGCATGACGGCATAAGGTTGGAAATATCGTCCGTCCCTGCGTCTTCGGCGTTCCATGCACGTTGCGGCTTGAAATGATCGACTTGCATATCCTTGATTTCGATAGCCCGTCCACAATAGGCACAGTGGCCGTCATACTTCGCATAGACCGCTTCCCGCTTTTTCTTACTGAAACTCATACTCCGTCCACTCCTTCAAAATACCGTGTCCGTTCTTCCTGCGTAGGCCAGTCTGGGTCGAAGCCACGCTTGCGGCGGTTCCGTTTCCATCCACTGTAAATCTTCGCATCGCGCCCGTCGATGCTGTACCCAACGCCGCGTTCTGCCCGGTTGTGAACCAGAAGTGGTCGCGGATAATTCGGATTTCGTGCCCTCAGAACCTCGTACTCGCCGACAGGTTCTTCGAGTTTCCAGCCACTTTGCTTCAAGTATGCTCTGAGGTCGGACAGCATCCCGTGTTTGACCGTCAATCTGTTCTTCATCTGCTACTCCATTTCCTTCAAAGCCTTCTCGGCTTCTTCGCGGGTGAGAAAAACGGTCTTGCCGATGTCCTCACGATATTCCGGCGTAAACCATGTGTCTGCAATTTCCAGATCCGGTTCGTCCGGGTAATCAGCGATTTCGTAGCGGATTCGATAGACTTTTGTACCCAGCTTGCACGGCAGAATCAGGACGCGCCCGTCCTTGTCGGCCTCGGCCAGTTCTCGTAGCCGATTGGTGTCAACCCCGTACATCCTCGCTATTGCTCTAACACACCCAGCTTCGGTTTCCATACCGATTTTTATAATTTCTTCCGGCGTCAGCCCCGTGTCCTCGTAGGCTTTCAGCCGTCCGTACAGATCGCGGGCCATCTTGCGGAAAATATCCTTGCCAAAGCCGTTGCTCGTTGGGCCGTTGATCAGCACGTTGAGCGTGCTGTCCCGGCTCTGCTTCCAGTCGATTTCCTTTCCGCCGATCTTGGATTTCTCCGACCTTGCAGTTTTCGCACGCGTCGTCGTGTCCAAGCCCCTTCGCGCAGCACCGCAGCGCCTTCGCGATTTCCTTGTCTGTCATAGCGTGTCCTCCTCCATTCCTTCAAGAACCATTTGTCCCGGCAGCACGCCGTCCTCCATCCACCAGTGCATCACGTCCTCGCCGGTCTGCCACGCACACGGAAGTTCTCGCTTGCGCCGTTCCGCAAGCATCCTGTCAAACGCCCGGACATACGCCGCCTTGATCTTCGGATAGCGCGAGAACTCCGTGTTTCTGTGTTTCCTTGCCATTGGGCACCCGATGCACCCCACGCGCTTCCATCCGCATTCATACAGCGGATTCATACAAATTTTTTCTACTGCGGCATAACCCCAAACATCAGCGTCTTTCCAATCGATAATCGGGTTCACTATCCTTTTCCCTTTAAGCTGGCACGTTTCCATCATCATTCTGCTCTCGTCGTTGTCGTTCATCAGTGTTAGGCGTTTTGATATATCCCAATGCAAAACTTCCAGCGCACCGCGGTTCTTCCGTTTCGCTGATTCTGCCCAGCGTACACCGGTTGCAATAAATCTGCTTCCTGCGCCGCCCTCTTTAAGCTCCGAGCAACAGTACCTCATCCGACGTGTCGGCGGCATCAGCTTACGCGGGATCAAGTTCCACATCGTCACGTTCCCGCCGTCCGGCGTCCGGTGCGTATCGATGTCGCATTTTACGCCAGCCAGCTCCAAGCGGCGGAAGGTATCCCGCACATGCCAGACAGTCTCCGGCGCGTCCGCCGTGGTCAGCGAGTGCAAAACCTCATACTGGATACCTGCTTTGCCCGCCAGATGCAAAAGCACGTCCGAGTCCTTGCCGCCCGAGTAGGTAATCACAAGCGGCTGCTTGTATACCCGCAGGGACATTTCAGCTGCAAACCGCAGCCGCTCAATCGCGGTTTGCTCTATGTCCATCGGTCCATCTCCTCCTTCAGTGCCCGGAAAATCGGGTATGCCTGCTGCGGCACTACGGCGTTTCCGAGGCATTTAATTCTGTCCACCCGATGGGGAATCCCATGAGCCACTCGACCCACGTCGGGTTCAGTTGCCCAGTAACGTCCGTCCGCAAGCTCCTGTGATTGTTCCCGCCGTGCGACCCCTGTGCATCTGCCGCGCACGGCGTTGTATACATCACTACGCCTTTCAGGTTGTTTTTCAAATCGTGTTCTGCTGATTTGCTCCCCGCAGGTCCGCTCCCTTTGCTGTCGCTCGCTTTCTGGGCCGGATAAAGTTTTACCTGTCCCGATAAATTCGGTTTTCCTCGGCTGTTTACATACATTTTCCGATTCGCGCCGTCCGCCGCAACCGGCGTTTTCCACATTTTCGGCGATCCCAGCGAAGAACACCCTTGATCGCCTGTGCCACGCTCCGACAGCCGCAGCCTCAAAATTAAACACGACGACGTGATAGCCTGCACGCTCCAGATCCTTGACCACTTGCCCGGCGGCAATCTTGATGATTCCAGGTACATTCTCACCGACAACGCAGCGCGGGCGCAGCTCTCGGATAACTCGGAGCATCTCCGGCCAGAGGTAACGATCATCTTCTTTTCCCTTTTGCTTTCCAGCCACGGAAAAGGGCTGGCAGGGGAATCCGCCGGAAATAACGTCAACTGTTCGTAGTCCTGTCCGATCATAAAAACTCTCCTTCGTCAGCGTTCGGACGTCGCGCCAGCGCGGCACGTCCGGCCAGTGCTTTTCCAGCACCTTCGTCGGGTAATCGGCAAACTCGCACTGCCCGACGGTCGTAAATCCTGCCCACTCGGCAGCCAGATCAAGCCCGCCGATCCCGGAAAACAGGCTCAGATGCGTCAGCATTTTGTTTCCTTCCCCGTCGGCGTCAGCTTCGCCAGCATGATCTGGCCAAGATCCGCAACGTACACCAGCCGCCCGCGGCTGTACACCATCAGCTTCTCGCCCTGGATCTCCATCCGGTCTGCCTCGATGTTCGTCAGATCGTTGCAGCAATCGCAAACAAATCTCATGTCTTATCCTCCTTGTTTTCCGCAAGCATTCGCTCGACCGCCTCCAGCTGGAACGCATCAAGTTCGTCCCCGTGGCGCTGTACGCCTTGCTGCAAACCACGCCGGAGGAGATTCTGACGGAGCAGGCCGACATTGAGCTTGTGCGCGGGCTGCTGGAGCAGGAACGCGAAAAGGGCATAAAAAAAGACCCCATCCCGAAGGATGAGGCCGAAGATAGCGAAACCGCAGAACTCCGTGGAATTTGGAGTTCTGCGGATGAAAATGAGCGCCGTGATTTGCTCGAAATGGCGCGTATGCTAAAGAACCGGAGAAAGCAGAATGGATGATGCAAGCAACCTTCCGTTTTCGGAAATCGAGTTGAACAAAGATGAAAGAAAAATGCTTAAAGCGTTGGCAGATAGCAGAATATTTGCGACGGATGATATTTTCCAGACCGCAAATAGGCTGAAACATTTTGGACTTGCAAATCTGCACCCAATCCCCAGCAAAGATGGTGTCCCTGTGTTATCGTTTGGCGCGTCCTGCGCAATTGAAATAGAAGAACGCGGGAAGGACTACTTGGCGTATATTGATCAGCGGAAGAAGTCCACAAAGGCTAGTCGAATCCATGACCTAGTGATTGCAGTAATCTCATTCCTGCTCGGGATGCTTACGTCTGAACATTTCTGGAATTTCCTGAACAAATGTCTGTCAGGATCCGAGGGCTAAAGTCGCTGCAAACTGCTTTAAGCTTTTTTTCGCAGACAAGCACGATGTCGCCGCCTGGGCTGGCCGCGCCGATCGCGTGTTCGCACATCCGGCACGCTTCTCCGCACTCATCTTTTGTAGAAATTTCAGTCCTGATTCTGCACAACTGCAGCATAATATTATCGTACTTTTCCTTGCTCAGAAACATTGTTTCGCTCCTTCCATATTCTAATTAGTTCTCGTTTTTCCTCTGATGTAAGTTCCATTAAATACTGAAAGCCAATATCAGCGGGCGCAATTTCTTCACCCTTATTATAGCACAGATCATCCTGAATACAAAGCATTTTGCGCCCTCCTTTTCTTAACTTCCAAATTCTATCGTTTCTTTTTGTGCAGTTTTGACCTTGAGCCTGTAAAACTCTGGTGATAAAATTATAGTACATTACAAAACCGGGAGTACTATGACTAGTGCAGGATCCTCGGCTCCCGCCGCTCGTCCTGCTCCCGGCCTACGTCCGCGACGCAGGCAAACAGGAGCGGAATGCCCTTGATGTAGTCCACGCTGACGCTGTGCACGTCTGTCAGCTTCGCGCCGTCTACTGTCACGTCCACTTTCCCGTTGTTTACCCGGATGTTGATGCACTCCATATTTTTTCCTCCTGTCATTTATTATAGAACGGTTGTTCTAAAAATCAACATGGTATTATGAACAAACAGACCGCGTTATTTTTGGGGATCAGGAATCCGATGGTGTACAGTTTATGGGACTGATGATTTGATATAATATTCGGTTTGACCGGCCCCATCGTATCTGGAACATACGGTGGGGCCATTTCAGCAGATGCCGGATTCGGGAACTATCTGCTACGTTTTTATTGTACCAGATAATGTTTGTAAGAAAAGCCCGAGTTTTGCGTTTTCTTCTCATAGTTTGCGTTTTCACCCGGAAAATGTAAGAAATAACAATACAATCTGCGATTGGAGGCGCATCAATGTCCGCAATACAGGAACTCGCGCCGTTTATCGGCGCGTATCATGGGAAAATCAGAAATGCAAAAGATCGCAGCGGAATGACGCTGGAGGAGCTGTCGGAAAAGTCCGGAGTTTCCTTCTCCACCGTGAGCCGATTATATGCCGGAACACAAGCGGATCCACGGCTTTATAACTCGGCCGCAATATGTAAAGCGCTTGGTCTGTCGCTCGACGAGCTGTTCGGCCTTGAGAATCCCGTCGGAAGCCCGGAAAAGCTGACCAAGCAGATCCATCGTGTCGAGCTTGAAAACGCCAAGCTGGAGGCAGCAGCAGCCCTACAGAGCGCGCAGATAAGGTCTACACATACAATGTGTTACGTTCTCGCCCTATTTTGTTTGCTGCTCTCCTTTTCCCTGGTTGCCTGTCTTGTGACGGATGCGCAGAGTCGGAACGCAGGCCTCATTCGAGATGGAGACTTGTCCGTAACCGCATGGGCGTGTATCGCCCTGATCGTAGGTTCAGTTCTGGCTTCGGCAATTACTTTCTACGCGATCCGAAAAGAACGTGGAGGGAAACATGGAGTGCATCAAGTGTAAAAAAGAAATTCCAGACGGCGCGCCCTACTGTTGCTGGTGCGGGAAAAAACAGGAAGCGCGGCGAAGCCGGACGCGCGGGAACGGGCAAGGAAGCGCTTACCAGCGAGGGAAGACGTGGACGGCGCGTTGGACAGAAAGAACTTACCTAGACGAGAACGACAAGCTTCGGCAAAAGATGCGAACAAAAGGCGGGTTTACATCAAAGCGCGCCGCCCTCCAATATGCTGCAAACCCTCCGAAGGAAGAGCAGCGAAGCCCCACTCTCAGAGAATACTACAAAACATATCTGCGTGGGGATTATCTATCCTTATCGGCTGATCGTCAGGGCGCGGCGGAAAAGGCATTCGAGCGCATGAGAGAAATCGCCGACCGTGAGATCGACGCGCTTACCATCGCGCAGATACAGGATGTTATCGACCGCAACGCCAGCACCTATTACACGCGGAAAGATATGAAAACTGTCCTCTCCCACTGTTATAACCTCGCAATCGCAGAAAAGCAAACAACCGTGAATCTTGCAAAGTACATAAAGCTTCCGGAATTGGAAGAGAAGTCGCCGGAACCGTTTACCGACGCCGACGTAAAAAAGCTATGGGAAGCGTATGCAAAAGACCACTTCGTTGGGTTTATTTTAACGATGATTTATACCGGCATGATGCCCGGTGAGCTTCTGAAACTCAAGAAAGATATGATTGACTTTGAAAAGAATGAGATCGTCCGAGGCGGCATAAAGACAAAGAAGCGGAAGGAAACGCCTATGGTCTTCCCGGATTTCGTTGCGCCGGTGCTGCATGAACTATGCGAAGAAAGCAAATCGCGCGTCGGAAATATCTGCTGCATAAACAAAGATAATTTTTACAAGAGATATTATGAGTGTTTGGAGCTTGCCGGAGTGCAAAAGCTCCCGCCTTACTCATGCCGCCATACAACCGCTACAGCCCTCGCGATGAAAAACATTGATCCGTTTACGATCAAGGAAATCATGCGCCACACGAAGATAACGACTACCCAACGGTATGTACACCCGGACATGAAAGGCATGGTAGATGCCGTAAATCAGTTGCAAAACGACTCGACAGAGTAA